AATTTGGTTTCAAGATGATCGTTGGCAGATATTCACAAACGAGATATGGGACACAGAAAAAGAAGCTACAGAATATGCTAAACGAGGGAACTTTAAAAAGAAAGATAAATGGAAAGTTGTTTTATACGACAGAAAATATTATAAATAGTTATGGCTATAAATAAAGCAAAGATGAAATGCAACGCACCTAAACGACAAGTACAAGGTGGTAAGAAATTTGTAGTTAAGGCTTGTGTTAATGGTAAAGAAACTATTATTAGATTTGGCGATGCTAATATGAAGATACGTAAGTCTAATCCTGCAGCTCGTAAATCTTTTAGAGCTAGACATAAATGTGCTACTGCTACAAATAAAATGACAGCTCGTTATTGGTCATGCAAAAAATGGTAAAGAAAAAAACCTGGTCTAAAAGAAACCTTACTTTAGTTTGTGGATATTGCATCATGTGTAAAAGACAGCTATTGAGTAATGAAGGTGGATGGATTATAAACGCAGAGAAGAAACGATTTTGTGAAAGTTATAATAAAAACACAGAAAGTTGTTTTGATAAATATATAAACATAAGGAGACAAAATGTACGGCAAGAAATCCAAAGGTAAATTAACAAAGAAACAAAAGACTTTACCTAAATCATTACAAAAAAAAATAGTTAAATCTAAATCAAAAAGGAAATAATGAAAAAAGATTATCACAAAACTAAATCAGGTAAGACTGCCAAGAAAGGTTTGTATTATAACATTAACAAAAGAAAGAAAGCTGGTACAAGTAGAAGTAAATCTAAATCTACTGTAAGTAAAAAAAGCTACCAATCTATGTTAAGAGGATTTAATTAAGCAATTCTTCTTTTAATTCTTTAAACTCTTGGTGTATTGTTTTCTCAGCTGTCCAGAATCTTCTACTTAATGCTTTTAATGTGCGATGATGTATAACTGTAGAGTGATCTATCTTTAACATTCTACCTAGTTGAGATAACGATACACCATACATCTCTATCATTAAATTAATTATAATACTTCTAGCTCTAACTAAAAATTCAAATCGTCTTGGACCTAACACTTCTTGTTTACTAACTTGATACTTAATACAAATTTTATTAACTACTGTATCTAAAGTTTGAGGATAAACTTTCTTTCGATCTGATACTAAACCATTTCTTTTTTCTTCAAATCTTTCTTGTCTTAACTTTAACTTTAATAGCTGACCTTCTATCTTTGCTTTGCTTTGTTGCAATGACATGCGAAAGCCATTCTTAAATCCTGTCTTATAAATTAAAAGTTCTCTTCCTGTTAGTTCCCTATACATTGGAGCTTTCATTGCTTGTTTTAATTGTGTAAGTGTTTTCATTTGCGTAGCATCCCCTCTGTTGTTTGCACAACCTTTTGTTGTTTTTATAACGATGTAATTAATGACTACGTATTTGCCATTAATTGCTCTCTACATTCAGAAACTTTTAAATGTAAGCTATAACTTTCAGCTTTTAATTTATTAGCTTTCTGTACTGCTTGAACATACAACTCACTTTTCTTTCTTTGTTTGTCCATCAGTTTCTGCAGACGACTTTTGATGTTTACCATCAGCATCCTCCTTCACTTTTGTAAAGTCCCATTTTATATCGGAGACTTTTACTTCTACTAACTCTCCCTCATTTGAGGGGTCGGCAGCTTTCTCTGCGGAATCAAATCTTTCTACATATTGAAAGAACGCTTGTCCGTTTCTTGTTCTTATATAACATTTAACCTTATTGTCAATCATAGTCCCTTTCGATTGCCATTTCTATATAATGAATAGCTTTTTGCAAGTCTTGTTTCTGACCACGTTTTTTGTGTCTACATAAATATTTAATAGCATTGCCTTCGGCAAAGGGTATGTTGTTTTTATTAATAAATTCTGCTGGTTGAATAGGCATGGAGTAGTGATTTCCACCTATTTGCTTTTTATATACATTATCAGTCATAAGTTTGGAGTCTGTGGCAAGGGAAAACAACGTAAGAAAGTCAAGGGTGATGACTAAAACCTCGCCACAAACTTAGAGCCTAAGCTCTATCTTCTGTAATTACCATAAGTTCCAGTTTTTTGGTAGGATTTTTTATATCCACCCATTGCTGGTTGTCCACCGCTACTAGATTGAGGTGCTTTACTATCGCTAGGTGTAAGCACAACATTCAATCCTCCTGTTGGTGAGCCATCTTCATTGGTATCGTCAAAAGCAGCTTGGTTGTACCAATTGTCGCCAACTTTCGCTCCAATTCTCCAAACTTTGCCTTGTGGGGATTTTGGATTAATAGGTGCAACCCAACTAGGTCTGTTATCTCCTGGTTGTTTGTCTGCATTAGGTATTAATTTAACATAGATTTTATCCATATTCTATATTTTCTCCTGTTTGTTTAGTTTATCCTCTACGTTTTCGACAACATTCATTATCGCTTTGTAAGTAGAGGGATGTTTAGTTAAGGCTTGTTCAATGTATGGGTCGTTATATTTTCTAACTTGCCTATACTCATAAATGTTTCTACATTTTTTGAACTCATTTATGATTTGATCTACACCTTTATTTGTACTGCCATTGGCAGCACCTTTAGTTTCTTTAGTCATTGGAATACCTAACATATTATACTCTTCGAGGGAGGTAATATCAGAATCCAAAATCCCAAAGACACTTAAAGCTCTTGATATTGCAAACGATTCAGACATAGGTAAAGCACCTTGTATGTATGTTGCATTTCTTTTTTTAAATTGTTTATGATGACCTGTGGCTAATACTCGTTCAGGATCGTAAGCTAGGATCTTACACTTACAGATATAATAATCTTCGTATTCCATAACACTTGTATCTATACCAAGCTCATCGCCAAACACCTGTCTAAAATATTTAATCTTACTCCATAATGAAACAGTTGATTGACCTTTATCATTTTTATATGTGCCATCTTTACGACACAATTCATTTATCTTTTTTATTTTATCACGCATCTAACCCCCAAAGTTTTTTAATAGTTTTTCGTTGTTTGTCTGTTAAGTATTTATAATGGTAGTAATGATTAAGATCAGGTGGCTCACATAGGTCTGCGAGCTTTTGCAGATCACCTTTACAATATATAATCATTTGTTCCCAGTTATAAATTCTTTTTACCATCATGTTGTATTGGTATTCTAAATGATCATCATACAAAGCTGCATGAGTGTCATCGTAGATTAAATATTCTTTATCATTAACTAAAACTAAAAAAGGTTTCTTACCTGTACACTTCCAATAGAAAGCTACTTGACCCCAATAAGAATCAAAAACTGCATCATCTCCAAGTGGTTGAGTTTTAAAATAGTATTCATCTTTACCTTTTTTCTTTATAATGCTTGGCGGTTTTGTTTTAAGTTCTATAAACAAACCATTCTTACCTTCTGTTTCGTAATCTATCCTTCCTATGATGTCGTGTAATAATTGTTTAGGTTTGTTCATGACATATCGTTCAGAGGTAATCTTATTTTTGCCACAAAGTTCCTTGACCACCTTTCTTGTTTGATCGATAGTCTTGTGTGCATACTCCAACATATGTTCTCTTGCGTAAGCATCTTTGTGATCAACAGGATCATACTTATTAATATCATCTAACTCTTTACCGAACACCTCGTCATAGTTTCTATTCTTAAGTTGAATTGTTTTATCTTTCCAATAAAGAGTTTCACATTCCATTCTTTGAGCTGTGTTATTAACTAGGTTTCCAAATCTAGGTTTGTATTGCATAGGAAACATACTTCTCTCTACTCCATCATGATGTCCATAGTTAAGATTAAATTTAGCTAGTGGCATACTAGAGCTAGAAGGGGACCAATGATCTAAGCCTTTACCATTATTTAATGTATCAAAATATTTTTTATTACTCATTGTTTTCAATGCCTTTATTTCATAGTTTTTCCACTATGGCAATAGTAAATAAACCTTGATTGTGCATAACTTTTTTGGTAATGGTCTGTATTCAGAAAGGAAAACAATGAAATTAAAAGACTATCGTACAAAAAATAAATTAAGCTGCTCAGAGTTAGCAAGAAAAATAGGTGTTCATAATATAAATCCTGCGACTAATGTTTGGAGGTGGGAGAATGGACAAAGAATACCTCGTAAAGAAGAGATGAAAAAGATTTACATAGGAACAGAGAAACAAGTACAACCCAATGACTTCTATGATCTCAAAGTATAAGCACGTAAGAATTACTTGGCAAGATATATGTACTGCTGAAGAAGCATGGACACATGAAGATGAGATCCTTCAACATGACGTAGCTACTTGTACTGACACCGGTTATATCTTTAAAAAAACTAAATCAAAGCTATGGCTTTTTAGTTCTTACTCTGAAGATGAAGATGGTTTAAGTGTGGGAGGACTTACTGCATTTCCTATGGGATGTATTAAAAAAATAGAGATATTAAAATGAAGATAATAACTATCTTAATTGTAGCAATGGCACTTACCCATTGTAGCAAAATACAAATAGGTGATTGGACTTATGATCCTAAAAC